ACTGCGGTAGACATCAATGGTGGTGCAATTGACGGTGCGACTATTGGCGCTGCTTCTGCGGCTGCTGGTACGTTTACGACCGCAACTGCTACGACGGTCAACTCTACAACCGTAGACACGACCAATCTTGAAGTCACGAACATCAAGGCCAAGGACGGTACGGCTGCTGGTTCTATTGCTGATTCGACTGGGGTAGTCACACTTGGGTCTTCTGTGCTGACTACGACGGACATTAACGGTGGCACGATTGATAACACTACTATCGGTGGCGCTACTCCTGCGGTGGGTTCGTTTACGCAGGTAAATGCAGATAACCTCCGACTAGATGGTAATGCACTCACCTCTACAAACTCCAACGGCAACATTGACCTAACGCCTAACGGTACTGGTGAAGTCAACATCAGTAAGGTTGATATTGATTCAGGAGCCATTGACGGGACTACCATTGGCGGTTCAAGTGCTGCTGCAATTACTGGCACGACCATTACTGCTAACACTTCCGTTTCTACAGATGTAATCTCAGAAAAGACTTCTGCTGCTGGCGTAACCATTGATAGTGTTTTGCTCAAAGACAACACAGTTACAGCAAACGCAATTTATGCCCAAACTATTTCTAGCATTTCGTCTTTTTCGTGGGATAGCAATACATCAACACCTGCAGCTTCTAGCACCAACCCTTATGGTGGAGGCGCTCCTGTTGTTACAAACATTCACCGTCGCATGCGTCGTTGCTTGCTTGCTGACAATGGAACTGTTAATTATTACCTAGACCCATCTGATAGCGCATATAAAGAGGACGGAACTGCATCTGTATTAACTGGCGCAGATGGAATGGTGATGGTTGAGATTCCGGCATTTTATGTAAAACGCTCTGTTGCTGGAACAGTAACCACGTGGAGCATTGCAGATGTCCCGTTAGCTGGGTTTGAACTGCACCCAGCGTTTATCAAAGACAAAAAGGTTGTGCCGTTTCGGTACATTTCTGCCTATGATGCTTGCTACTTAGATGCAACGGATAGCACTTATAAGAGCGGGCTAAATCTTGACGACTTAACTTCAAGCCTTGATCTTGCTGCGGACAAACTCTCGTCTGTATCTGGTGTGTATCCCATTGTCGGTGTGACTCGTGCTGAGTGCCGGACTCTTGCGTCTAATCGTGGTACTGGATGGAGACAGTTAGATTTTGCTCTGTTCTCTGCTGTTCAGTTGTTGTATTTAATTGAAAACCAGTCTTTCTATTCGCAAAACATTTTAGGGGCTGGAAATACAAATGGAAGTTATTTGTCTTCTAGTTCTAATCAAAATGACTCGCCTCATACCGTAGCGGGAGCATCAAATTCTCTAGGAAATGCTTCAACAGATACATCAAGTGGCGCTGGTGTTAGTGCGAAGCCAGGAACGTCGTTCATGTCGTATCGTGGGATTGAAAACTTCTACGGCAACTGTTGGAATTGGGCGGATGGAATCCTTGTAAACGACATCTCTAACGGAAATGTTCATGTCAGCAACGATAGCGCAGAGTTTAGTGATAGTGACTCTACTGGCATGCAGCTTATTACTTCTAGCGCACCAACAACATCCAATTATGTCAGCGCCATTGCTGCGATTGATAACTACTTTATCGCTACTAGTGTCTCTGGCGGGTCTTCTTCTACATACTTGACAGATTATTGGTACGGGACAACATCGGCAGATCGGGTCGTCCGTGTCGGCGGTGGTGCGAATCTTGGGGCTATTGCGGGCGCTTTCGTTGTGTTTGCGAATGATGATGCGTCGGTTTCTATTCGTGTGATTGGCGCTCGCCTCGCTTTTTAATGGTGCGTAGCACCACACTTGTGTAGTAAGGGGGTTGGTTTTGATGTATCAGGTCATCCATGTCAGCAGTAATGCGAATAATGGGGCTAATGCAGGCACTTTCAATGTGAATGCGAATAATGATGCGTCGAATTCTAATCGTAATATTGGCACTCACCTCGCTGTAAGTAGTAATGCCAAACCAACCCCTTCCCTTTGTGGGAAAATATGTCTATCCAATGCAGTTTGGTAGGGAAACCGAAGAACTGGGAGAACACCAGCGATGAAAAGGCATGGTGACCTATGGAAGGCAATTGTTGATTTGGACAATATAAAATTTGCCCATCAACAAGCACGAAAGGGAAAGTCTTATTACACAGAAGTCAAGATGGTTGATGCAGACATCGAAAAGTATTGTAAACAAATTCAAAAGTCTTTAATCAACAAAACTTTTACAACCAGTCCGTATGAGATAGAAGATAGGTTTGATGGCAGAAAGATGCGGACAATTTACAAACTACCTTACTATCCAGACAGGATAGTGCAGCACGCCTTGTTAAATGTGGTTGGAGACATATTTACTAAGTCTTTTATTCGTGACACTTTTCAGTCTATTACAGGTCGTGGAACATCAGATGCGGCAAAGAGGATTAAAAAACTTGTAAGGTCTGAAAATTGTCCGGCTTATGCATTAAAAATAGATGTTAAAAAGTATTACCCTTCTGTTGACAATAAAATATTGAAGCAATGTGTCCGCAAGAAGATTAAGTGCAAAGACACCTTGTGGTTGTTAGACGACATAATTGATAGCATGCAAGGGCTGCCGATTGGGAACTACACCAGTCAACACTTAGGTAACTTGTATCTTAATGAGTTTGACTGGTGGATGAAGCAGACTGTTAAGCCAAGAGGATATTTTCGGTATTGCGATGACATTGTTGTGTTTGGAGACTCACCTACTGAATTAGTGCAGATAAAAAAAGTTATGGAGTTCAAACTTAGTTTATTAAAGTTGCAAATTAAGCCAAGTTGGAACATTTATGATGTAAACAAGTCTGGCGTTGATTTTGTTGGTTATGTATTCCGTCCATCGCATACAAGGTTGAGAAGTAGCATTGCAAGAAGGTTCGCTGCAAAGTGCAAAGCGTTAACAAAAATTGTTTGTGCAAGCAATTCTGTAATGTTTTTAAGTTCTCTTATGGCTTACAAGGGGTGGGTCAAGAGGGCAAGCGCAAAATTGTTATGGCGCAAATGTGTTGCAAAACTTGTGCGGTTTTATCCACATCAACTTAGAGGTGCAATATGAAAGTATTTGCTGGTCGTGAGTTTCAGGTTTATGAGGTTAGTGGTCGAGAAGTCCGCATCCATTGGAACATTGAGCAGTTTACTCGTGAAGGCATGGATGGGCCTGAAGTTCAATGGATGGCAGATGAGGCTGTGTGTCTAGTATCAGACTCTCGTGACCAGATGATTGAAAAAATTATTGCAAGCCAGTACACGGTTGGCGCTGAAATTGCAACTATTAACAACAAGGATAGTAAGCCAGAAGAATACGCTGCTTATCAGGCTTTTCGTCAGATTGCTAAAGATCTTGCTTCTGGCTGGACTGCATAATGCTAGTAGAGCTTGCCGCTGCTAATGCCGCCTTTGCAGTCATTAAGGAGGCCATTAACAATTCTGGCGAACTCATGCAGGCAGGGAAGGCGATCGCAGAGTGGTTTGATGCGAAGTCTTCCCTCCAGAAGAAAGTAGAAGAAAAACCGTACGACCAGCGCAGCGACTTGGAAGAGTTCTTTGCGCTGGAGCAGTTAAAGCAACAGCAGGAAGAATTAAAGCAGATGATGATCTACCAAGGCCGACCTGGGCTTTGGGATGACTGGTTGATGTTTCAGGCAGAGGCCAAGCGCAAGCGAGACGCAGAGGCTAAACGCATCGAGCTAGAAGAAGCAGCAAGGAAAGAGGCAGACAAGCAGGCGCTCATCACTGTGGCTGCGGTAATAGGCGGCATTCTGGCCTGCTCTGTCGTGATCTGGTTCACCGTACATGTAATCCAAAACAGAGGTATTTAATGCTCACACTCTTGATGTCGTTCCTAACCGGAATTGTTGGCCCACTCCTCCCTAGCCTTCTTACGGTCTTTCGTGACTGGGGCGACAGAAAGCATGAGTTAGCGCTCATGGAGCTGCGTCTCAAGCACATGCAGTTTGAACACACCTGGAGGATGGAGGAGCTTAACGCTCGTGCAGACATCGAGGAGGCTAAGGTTCTTCACAAGCCACAGGCTTCTTTTGGAGTCCAACTTATTGACGCTGCGGACAAGTGGGCTGCATCTAACTGGGGGAAGTGGCTCGTGACCCCAGCGTTTTATGGCTACTGCTTTCTGGACATCGTGAATGGTCTTGTACGCCCAACCATTGCCTACTGTGCTTTCGGGTTCTACATGGTCTACAAGTGGAGTGTCTTTGAGATTGCCAAGGCTCAGTTAGATACCGTCCAGGCAATTAACGCAACGTGGACTGAGAACGACTGGGCGGTGTTGCTTATGGTTCTAGGTTTTTTCTTTGGTCAACGTGCAGCCAAGGCAGTCTTAGGTGGTTCTACCAATACCGCAAAAGCAAATGGATGAGATTTTGCAACTTGCCTCGGAGGTCGCCAAACCCTTCGAGGGGCTTGTCCTAAAGGCTTACCATGACCCTGTAGGGTATCCGACTCAGGGTTATGGAAGACTGCTCTCTAGGACTCCTTGGGAGCCTCTGGACAAGTGGCCTGACATTGATGAGCATACGGCTGAAGAATGGCTTCAGCAGGACATGCGTAAAGCAGTTAGGGCTACCCTTCGTCTATGTCCTAATGTAGAATCGCCTTATCAACTGGCTGCTATTGCAGACTTTACTTTTAACTGTGGCGCAGGGAACTTAGAGATAAGCACACTCAGGCGCAAAGCTAATCGGGGCGACCCTACCGCATCCGATGAATTCCTAAAATGGGTTTTTGCCCGTGGTGTAAAACTTCCTGGCCTTGTAAAGAGGCGCAAAGCAGAAAAGGTGATGTATGACAACGGAAGCAACTAAGCACGCTCTTGATGCTATTTCAGTGGTGACGGTTGTAGGAACCCTAGCCGACATTCTCCCTGCCGTAGCCGCACTGTTTACGATTGTGTGGACGGGTATTCGGATCGTCGAGACGCATACATTCAGAAGTATCTTCAAACTGAAACCTCTCGATAACAAAGAGTAGGTATAAGTCCGGTATGCGCCTGACAATCGACGCTTGCCGAGTGATGTATGAGTTTCTGATTCAACTCCCTCCCATTAAAGGCTGGCGTTTACCTCCCTCTCAGCATGTCAACTTCGGTATAGTCAGAGATGCCACCATGTACGGTGACTACTCTCCTGATCCGCACACCATCCGACTCTCCTCCAAGAAAATCGCCCACCTCGATACCGCCTTAAAGACGATGGCGCATGAGATAGTCCACCTGAAGCTCTATAAAGATAAGTCACCGGTCTGGGATAAGCATGGCCCAGAGTTTGAGGAACTAGCTCACATGGTTGCAAACACGATGGGCTGGGATCATTTGGAGTTCTGATGCCGTATAAAGACCCAGAGACAAGAAGACTAAAACAACGGGCGTATTCAAAGCGACACTACGAGGCTAACAAAGAAACCATCATCGAAAAAACAAAACCCGTCAAACTCAGAAACAAAGAGAAGTGGGCTGCGTACAAAAAAACGCTTAGTTGTGTCTTCTGTGGATATAACGACCACCCAGCGGCTCTAGACTTCCACCATGTTGAAAAGTCTAAGGAGAACAGAAAGGTTCACAAACTGGCGGCTAATGATGCCTGGCGCATTCTATGGAAGGAGATACAAAAGTGCATAGTGTTGTGCAGCAACTGTCACAGACATCTCCACAATAGTGTAGAATTCGAGAACGCAGTGCTGGAAAAGATTGGTCATCAATTCAAGGCCGTTCGGAGAGTCCACAAATGAGCTTTCAGCAGAACATTGAGATGCAAGAGCGTTTATACAACATGATGCGTCAGGACTTTGTGGAGAAGGATCGTTATATCGCTCATTTGGAGGGAGTTACCTCTAGCCTTCTCGCAAAACTCAAGAGGCGGGACGAGACGATTTCCGAGCTTCGTGCAGCCGTAAAAGCGCTGACTTCAGATCGTCCGTAAGTTCTTTCCCGTTTTTCCTCTGAAAGCCCGCTAACCACTCTACCCGCTTTGTTTTAGACTTAGCGAGTAGGTGGGTTGCTAGGCCGTTCATCTTCCATTCGTGGTCACGCCTGACCCGTTCAAAGACCTGTTCACGGGTGAGCGTCTCCACAAACGGACTTTCCCTTGCTGGGACATCTCCAAGTCCCCAGTCTCCAAGAGTAAATTGCATCTCAATCTGACTAGGGCTGGACTAACAAGGAAATGATGGGCGATGTCATTCGTTGATATTGGTCGCTTCCGATCCAGATACGACAACAGTCTTTCGAGGGTCATGCTTGATAATCCTCACCATGTCAGGCGCTCTCCAGCCTGGGGGTTTCAGAATTTTGTTGTTCTCGTCCCTCTGTACCCGCCCAAGTTCAGCGTCAATCTTCCGCAGGTTAGAGATAGCCACCTCATCCCAGCCTCGCTCTAGAGGCAAGTCCATCATCTGAGCCAGACCAATCAACACCCAGATTGAGTCACAGATTCCATCGAGAGCATCTGCTTTGGCCTGAATGAGTTCTGCTTCGGTCTCTGCTGCGTTAAAGGCAGCCATAGCATCCTCTAGCTCGCCAATCTCCTCTTTTACAAGGTCGTGGTAGAGAGAGATGTGCTTATGGCTGGGTTCGTGACCACAGGCCTGTAGGAACGACTCGACATCGAAAATCATGTCAGAAGGGCGTGTCATCAAAGTCATCGAACCCTCCTTTTGGTTCCTTCGGTTTAGGTTCGGACAGGATCGCCCAGCCATTCCAGTTCACAGGGACGGACTCCATCTTTAAGGACAGACCCTTACTGGTCTCCATGACCACACCGATTTTTGTCCAGCGCTTCTTTTCCTCGCCAGCCTTGTTGGTGTAGGTCTCACCTGAAGCAATAACCTCAAACTTAATTCCCATTTTGCACTTTCCTTAAGGCTTCCAGAATCAACTCAAATGTCTCGATTGCTTCTTGTACATCCCCAAAGCCCATCTCGTCATCTTCGTTCTTTAAGATGGTGACCCAGTTATCGAGAACCCGCAGAGTGAAAAGTGGGCTCCAGTCGTCAGAGTCAATAGTAAACAGGTGCTGCTTCTTAAGTTCCATCATTTCAAAAACTCCCCAAATTCAGAATTGAACAAATCTTGAACCTTCTCAAGAAGGTCGGCTGCGTCATCGGTCAGGTCAGACTTTTCCATATACCGAAGATTGTTGCGGAAACTCTCAATAGCTGCTGACATGAAGGGGCCGTTCATGTACTCCAAGACCTCGTCCATGTTGTCTTCTGTGGTGTCAATTTGAATCTGCAAGGCGTTTCTCCCAATCGTTAAGTTCATCAAGAAAGTCGTACACCTTTACTTCAAACTCTCGCACTTCTTCTTCAGTAGGCTCAAAGCGTATAACTTTGATCTGCGAAGCCTTGGGGAACATCGGGTGGAAGCTGACCCAATGAACGAACGACCTTCCTGTGCATGCGATCTGGCACAACAACTGGGGTCGATATTCGGAAGGAACTCTCTCAGACAGAAAGTTCTCGATGTGCTTTGGCCCTTGTGGGCACTTGATCTCTATAAGCCCACCGTCGCTCGTAAAGCCATCAGGAGATGCTCCTAGACCCTTTATAAGCGGGTGTTCGATGAATCCTACATCCTCGACAGAGAGGCCGGTAAACTCGCTAAAAGCGAGCTTTGCGACGGGTTCCTGTTCAGTCCCCCAACGCATTGCAGGGGTCTCAGGGATTACGGTAGGAACACCCGTAAGGCGTTCAGCCAAAAGTTGCAGACGGAGATTCTTGCGGTACGCAGACTCTCCAGTTTTTGTTGTAGCAAGTGCATCTCCACACCGACTGGCAGTTAGTTTGCCGAGTCTCGCCTGAATCCAGGCTTCTGTTCGTTGAGCATCCATTCCAATCTCCTTATAAGTCCCTTCAGTTCGCTCTCGAATCGGTCAGTAGAGATTCTTAGTCTCTGAGCAATACTATACGCAGCATGGTCAGGGAAGTCAACATAGCGGAACCGCAAGATTTTCCTAGCCCACGGGCCGAGCCTGGTAATGGCTTTCTCGACCTTTTCTGCATCCAGTTCATCTATTTCGATTTCGACCTCATCCCGTTCCCAGACCTCTCCTGCCTCGGGGATGTAGTTACCCTCTGCACTCGCAGCTTGGGTCTGGCGGGGTGGCCCAGTCCAGCCTCGACACCACCTTGCCCAGTTTAGGAGTCTTTGAACCAATGCGAGAACTCCGGTCTGTTTGCCAACACCCAAGGTTTAGCGTCCTGCACACACTTCTGATAGTCCATCCCACAAGTCTGGCTGCCGACATGATGGACATACGCTCGACTAATGTAGTGCTTGTATCCCTGCTTGCTTATGTCGTGGCACTGGATGTCGTCTGAGTACCAGTTGATAGGAGGGAAGTCTACCCAAGCCTGTTTTTGTATATACGCAAATATGGGAGCGACCACCGGAACCCGCACGACACATTCTTCGGAAGCGTGTTTCATTGCGAAGCGATCACCGTCATGTCGATACCGCACATTCTGCAAACCCCTGGCGTAGTCACTGCGACAAGCCATGTACCCGAGACCCTCGTGGAAGGCCGATACATCTTCCATAAGCGTCTGCCAAGTGTAGGGTGTAAGCACCACATCATCGTTGCAGAGGATGACATCTGAGTGGCGTTTGAAGGCTTCGTTAACTGTAGCGTTATACGCATCACCAAAGTTAGTAGCGGTGTTCTCAAGGTTAATCGTTCTATGCCTTGGAAGGATCATGCCAGAGCCTGATAGATAGACCTCCACCTCGAAGGGAACATAGAAGGTAATCGAGGTCGCCAGCACAGGCAGGCACTTAGCGTTTTGTGTACAGATAACGATGGCGGTCATAGGGTGACGAGCTTCCAGTAGCGAAGCGGTACTGAGTAGAACTTTTCTTCCTTCAGATACCGATTCGGGTTATCCACAATTGGGCTATTAAGAATTATATCACCACGGGTATACAAGGCTTGTGTCAAGTCTGCCTTTACAGAAAAGAGCAGGGTCGGTAGGTCGAGGAGGAAGAACTTTCGCTTCCTTGTAGGTACATTGACAGTCGCAAATGGGAAGTTTCCCGTCCAGTGACTGCGCTTCTCCACCTCAACATGAGCGATTAACGCACCCTTCTCGTACACATCGAGGTCACAGTCGTACTTCCCAGCCTCTCGTGGTTCGAGGTTCCAGGCTCGTTTAATAAAGGCTATCACTGCGTCCTTGGCCGGCCCGTCATTCTCAGCGTGGAGAGACTGGTCAAACTTTTTAGTCACCGCAGAAGCATTCAATGGAGTCTTCAAACATGTCTCCTTGCCTGTCTACAAACTTGTGGATGTCTGCATATCTAGGGCGGTCAATACGGAACCTATTTCCATCGCCACTAGTCTGAGACTGTGCCCAATCCTCCATCTTGGCCCACCAGATCGCCCTCTCAGGTTTCTGAGCTACCAAGGTAGTTATCTTTGGAAGTGACTTCAGGAAGCACAGATCGCAGTTCCCTCCTATAGTCTCTCCGTTAACGATTGGAAGTTGTAGGTCGAATGGATGGTTAGACCAAAACTCCAAGACATCTCTCTTCTGAACACCAGCCCGATGTAGCGGCATTACGGGAGTTTCTGACTTGCTATCTGCTTGCATTTTTACGGCTCGTCTCTGTTCATCTCCTCTAATCCCGATCATGTTCTGCCATTCCTCCCACTCTAGGCTTTGTATGTAGCGCCTCACGGCCCTGATCTTAAGTTCTGCGGTACAGAATCTAGCCCTAGTGTTTGGAACCATCTTGCGATGATGGATGAGCGCCTCAAACGGTTCTCCATTCCTGCTGGCGGTCTCAAAACTCACTCTCTCAAACTTCTGCTCTGAGTTCCGATACTCAATCCAGTGAATCTCAACGCCCCAGTTTTTCTCACAGTCACGGACAAACTCTAGGGTCGCTTCTTCTTCCTTGCCTGTGTTAGCAAAGCAGACTATCGCCTCCTCTGGAAGCCCTTGGTTAGCCTGTAAGACCCTCCAGAGCATGTAAGCAGATGTCCTGCCTCCAGAGAAAGATATAACGGTAGGCTCGTCAATTAGAAAGTATTTGTCTGAGGGTGTCATTTAGTGCGTCCAATTCGTCCATCTTCTTAACGTCCCAGATTCGCTTCTGCCCATGCCATCCGTTTACAGACCCTCGGTGGCAGTCAGGGCAGAGTGGAATACAGAGGTACTGAGAGTGCTGCCTGACGTGGTGGGCCTCACTTGGGCCTGTAGCCCCACACACCACGCAGTCCATCTCTTTTATCTTCAAGAGATGCTTCTTCTCTCTGGCGTTTAGCTTATTGAGCATTTTCAGCCACCCACGCAAAGACCTGCTCAACATAGTCGGAGAACTCTGCTTTGGTGAGCTTAGTGGTAGAGGGGGAGACCCAGATTACCTCATCTCGAATCAGGACTGTGTGCTCTCCCAAAAACTGCTTTTTGAAGTACTCGTGCCAGAGTGAGGGTGTGTGTCCGTGTTTGTCTGCCAGCTTGCCTAATTCAGCCCAGTAGAGGCGGTTCTGGTCATCTGACCTAGTAGGAGGCTTAATCTCTACGCTATGCCCGTCAGGAGCGCTTCTAATAGCCTCCAAGACCATATTTCGGTCAGAGTTAAGAATGTATTTCACCGAGCGCCTCCATGAGTTTTGCTCTCTTAGCCTCGTTGACTTGAGGGCGGTAGCCAAGCTGAAGATGCTCGAACTCTTTGGGAGCGTTCCTGCACAGGCTTTTGAACTGGATCAGGTTAGGTGGTCTTTCTGGAAGCATGTCTAGGGCGTACTTAATCTGATCTACTGTGAAGCCAGTTAACTCCGCAGCCCAGGCCCCTTTGGTCTCCGTAAGCGGTCTACCGTCCCACTTCTTGAGCCACTCCGATCCGTAGACCAGGAACATCTTGTCAAACAGTGCGTCAATAACTTTTAGATTCATCGCAGTAGCTCCCAGGTAGCTTGCACTGGCTGTGCATTGTCTTCAGGCCAAGGTCTGCCTGTCATCTCTTCGTACTTCTTCCTCTTGAGCAACTCATCACGCTCTGCAAAAGATAGTTTTGTATTCGATGACTTGTCTACCCAGTCGGCCTTGAACGACTGCCAACCTCTCGCTACGCACTCACTCAATGCCTTCTCTAAAGACCAACCTGCTTTCCCAGCCTCCTTGTCAATCGCAAGTAAAGCTGTCTCTGTGATGGGGCTTCGCTTTGCCTTCCTGACTGCAAGAAAGTCTTTCCACACTTGCTCAGATACGCCTTGTGGACATACAGGCGCACTTGTGCGCTGTGTAGTTAATTGGTTATTGGTTAGTGGTTCGTGGTTAGTGGTTAGTTTTCCATCCGGTTTCGACTGGGTTCCTACTAGGTTCCCACTGGGTTTTTTTGGCCTTCCACCCGCTTTGCCATTGGCTCTGGCCCTGTCTGCCATCCGGTGATATTCCTTAATTTCATCCTCGCATCTAGGGTTTATCCACCCCTTTTCAGTCTCTTGGAACATGTCTGCAAGGACGGTCGCAACCACTTCGCTACCCACTCGTAACCGTCTAGCAACCCAGTCGGTTTCTAGTGGGATTGGTTTCTCAGTGTCGTAGTACATATCGAGGAGCCGCCTATACGCTAGGTCTTCCTCGTTCGATAGATGAGCAGTGGCAGACTTGTAGTCGCCAATATGGAACTTATAAAAGTGCATACAAACCCCTTTCCAGCTTCCCCTTTCGGAAGGTGCTGCGGCAAACGGGAAAGGGGTGAACCGTCTTTCGGGAGCTACCCTAGCCGCAACTACTCAACTGTATTCTTCTTATCCTCGCTCGTCAACTCCACCACTCGATGTTTCATCTCTCCCTTGGTGTTTTTGCTCCAGCCGTGGACAAAGACCCGCCAGCCAGACTCCAGCATTGCAGGGAAGTATTCGCTTTCTTGAATCTTCTTGACCCTTGAAGACACGCCTGTGCTAGTGGTCTGTACCGCCCAGGTCTCTCCGTTACCTATGCAGAGGATGTCTATACACCCAAAGAGATCAACACGCTTCCTAGCAAACGGGTTCCAGTACTCGACGATCCAAGGCTTCATACCCTGATCTCTTATGTAAGCAAGACTGCGTTGTGTTGGACTCATGTCTCAAATATACAACATAGGGTTAGTCCTAAGAAAAAAAGTTGTTTACTTCTATGCTGGAGTCTGTATAGTTCTAGTCATGGCGGCAATCAAGCCGCATAGGAGAAGAAGATGAGAGAAATCGTAGACAGTTGGATTGACGACTACAGTCACATGGTTCAGCAGGCAGAGCAAGAGCAGAAGGAGTGGGAGGAGCGTTGCGAGCAAGTCCAGACAGACCTGCGGATGATCGCCAAGCAGATCGAGTTCAAGGCAGAACTCCTCAACAAACCTAGCTCACTGAGCGAGTACCAACTCAAGCTGTTCGACAGGTTCCTTGACTCCCTCAATGACGAGCTTTACCACTTTCGGGAGGAATGGAATGCGTGAGACCCGAGCAGAGCGAATCGCCTTCGCAATCGTATTTCCCATATGGGTTGTTTCTTTTATTTGGTTTATGTTTCTTTAGGAGAAGATATGAGCATCTACGCAGCCTTTGTAAAAGCACAGAAAGCCTTCGGGCCAGCCCTGAAGACCTCGACTAACCCACACTTCAAGTCTCGCTATGCAGACCTCTCAGCGGTCATTGAAGCGGTTATAGACGCACTTAACAGTAACGGGATCGCAGTTATCCAGAAGTCGCATCCCAATGAGATCGGGGTCAGCATCGAGACGGTATTTATCCACGAGTCGGGCGAGTCTATTAGCTCTGGCATCCTGTCAGTCCCAGCGGCTAAACATGACCCTCAGGGTTTTGGATCAGCAATGACCTACGCTCGTCGCTACTCCCTCATGGCGGCCTGCGGGATAGCCCCTGAAGACGATGACGGTAACGCTGCTAGTAAGCCTAAGAAGCAAGACCCAGCAAAGGCGATAGAGGCGATCCTGGCGGCTCCGTCTATCCCTGCACTACAAGTGGTGTTCCAAGCAGCGGTGCGCCAGTTCAACGGTGACCAAGAGGCGCTCTCAAAGATCACGGCAGCTAAAGATCAGAGGAAGCAGAGCCTTGCAGAAGCCTAAATTTGCTGGGGAGTTCCCCCTATGTTTCACCAAGCAGCAGTACGATGACTGGCTGGAGGCGGCTAGATTAGCTCCAGTCGCCCTCGGGCCATGTCACGACTGCACCCCTGAATACAAACAATCAATGTTGGAGAAGAACAGATGCGAAAACCCAACAGTAGTATTTATCAAGAACGAGGACGGCAGTTTGAGCGCTCATCTGCCGACCTATCTTTGGTAGATATTCTTCTTATCTGTCTCCTAGTTTGGGTAGTCTGGGAGATGTCAACAGGAGTATGGTTATGACTGACGACGAAATTTTCGATAGAGCAGATCAGTATGGCTGGCAAGACGACTTCGGACGCTGGAACTTTAAGGACGATGGCCTGATTAACTTTGCAAGAGAGTGGGTCAATCTGACTGCTGACGACATCTGGGAGGTATACAAGAAGCACGACTCCCTACAATATATGGACTTCGCCCGAGCAATCGAGGCCAAACTCAAGGAAAAGAACGCATGAATGATCCAGCACTGCATGTTGTAAAAATACAACAACTCGGAGCAGAACTCAGAGAACTCACTGCTAACGCAGCCAAGCCAGACCAAGCTAGGTTGGTTATGATTCAGACAGTATCCCGAGAAATCGCTGAACATTCCCAGAAAGTATTTGCCTGGGCCACGGAGACCAAATGAGTTGCCAACAAGTCATTGACGCACTAACTGAACCATTAACCTCTCAGGAGATCGAGGTCATCACTAACTTAAAGCGTAGTTACATCTCCGCTTGCCTAGCCCGATATGTCAAACAAGGAAAGGTTGTAAAGACCAAGGTCGAGACCACAAACAAGCTTGGCCCGAGAATGATTTACGTCTTCTCCCTTGCACCCAAACTTGAAGAATGATATATTCGGGGTGGGCTATTGCGCCCATCTTCTCCTAGGGTAGGACTTTCGCCCAGCCAGTCTGGGCTTTTTTTTGGAGCCTGACATGTACGGCAAAAAACCCATGAAGAAACCCACCAAGCCTGGGAAGAAGAAGTGAAAGGCCCGACGATTATGATTGGCCTTCTCGGGTCTGAGCCTGAGATGGTCGAGAAAGAAGGACTACTCGAAGATGGGGAATGTCCTCTGGCGACTCAAGACGAGATCGTCAACAAAGGGAACAAGCAGGTTGCCATCCTGAAAGCCGCCTATGGCCCAGCAGAGGGTGAAGAGCGCTGCGGAAACTGTGAGTACGGCATGGACATGAACAAGTGTGGAGTTACCGTCAAAGAGGTCTACTGCGTAATGTGGGACTTCAAGTGCAAGAAAAGCGGAGTCTGTGACGCTTGGGAACCAATGGAGGAAGAGGACTAATGTACCTCCCACTGGCATTTATCTGTTTTATCAACGGGGAATGCCAGTTTTTTGCAGACCCAGTGACTAACCTAAAGACTTGCACGAGAGTAGTACAGGAACTCAAAATCAAGTTAGAGGCAGAGCCAGGTGTTGAAAAGTATGCTGCCGTATGCCAGAAAATCAGATTTCAGGAGACTTAAATGCCGAGCATCTCGAAGGCGCAAAATCGTTTTATGCAGGCTGCTGCTTCTAGCAAGGAAATGGCTAAGAAACTTGGTGTTCCTATGTCTGTTGCGAAGAAGTTCGTCAAAGAGACCAAGAGCATGAAGAATAAACCGGAGTACAAGAAGTGAAAGCGGTCTGGGACAAAAAGCGTCCTAAAGCTCTGGGTGAGCCTAAAGAACTCAGCCCGAACCAGAAGAAAGCTGCCAAGGCGTTCGCAAAGAAGTCTGGCACTAAGTACCCTTCTCTGATTGCTAACATGGCTGGAGCCAGGGCAAAGAAATGAAAGTCCGTGAAGCAGCCAAACTCTTTGAGAAGTACGATAGCCAAACTAATAAGAAGATGGCTGAACACAATCGGGGAGGTGGCTCTGTACGCAAGCCCGTTAGGTCAACGAAAGGTGCGAGCCGAGATGACCAGTATGATCGAGCCAAGTTCATCTACAGAAAAGCAGCGCAGGCACTAACCGCCAACCATCCTCTTAAAGACGACAAGGGTAGGCCAACACCTGCTGCTATGCAGTTCAAGCGCTGGGCTGCACCTGTTCCGCAGAATGAGCAAGACCTACAAGAATTGAAGTCACTTGGAAAACGACTGAAAGAGCGCTACAAGCCTAAGTGAAGATTTTCCAGTCTTACTACCGAGACGACCAAAAGGCACATCTGCTGCCGAACACAATTCATCTGGACACCAGGCAGATCGAGTGTCCGAGACTAGAGTACGACATATTCAAACATATGAGACCTGAAGGCGACTTCGGTCTTATAAGCTGGAAGTTCTACCGCAAGTCCAAACTGGACGAATGGGAAGACCAAGCAAGAGAACTTCTCAGGCACTACGATGCGGTGATTATTAACCCGTTTCCCGCTATATCTGCGGTGAGCTACAACTGTTGGCAGTCCCATCCGAGACTCATAAAGGTGGCTCAGGACATGGTGGACACCGACGAGTTCCAAGTAGATATGGCTTTCTGCTCCTACATACTAGGAAAGAAAGACTGGTGGGACAGATACTTTGAATTTATGGAGAAGCACCTAGATCACCCAGGGTTGAATCAGGATGCTGGGTATTCACGAGGTAACTTCCCCATGACCCCATTTGTAGTGGAGAGGCTTCTTAACTACACACTAGAGGGTGCGTATATCTGGCAGTACCCAGAGGAGCATCACCTAAAGAAGTTCGGCACTACAGAGTTTCACGAGCTAAGAGAGATCAAACCAGACTTTAATGCCTGGGCAGAGAGAGCAAAGACCTACGACCTAGTAGACATATGCAGACGAGACGACAATGGCTGAGAGACTAACCCCACTGACGAGCAGAATTGACGCACATCAGATTGAAAAGATC